GAAGGCAGGTCTTCGAGGCCTACCAGCAGACGCTGGAGCTGGGCCTCGTCGACATGACCGAGAAGGGCTGGCAGCGTCGCGGCGAGACCAAGTCGCCGACCGACCGGTTCCTCACCGAGGTCGACCAGATCATGGCCGACGCTCAGAACAAGGGCCAGAAGGTGAACTACGCACAGGCCGCTGCTATGGTGGCCGCGCAGAACCCACAGCTGGCCGAGGAGTACCGGCAGGACAGCTACATCCCAGCGGAAGGGCGGTGAGCTGAATGGCCGGCACCGACCACTTGCTCAGCAAGGGGTTCCTCTGCACCGGCAACGCAGCGTACGTCCTCGGACAGTGCGTCGTACCGGTGACGGGCACCACGCTCGACCCGAACCAGATGGTCCAGGCGACCGTCGCCGCGGGTGCTGCACTTGCGGGGACTCCGCTCGGACTGTGCCAGGAGAACATCGACCTGGTGAAGGTCCAGACGGCCAAGGCGTACGCCACCGTCGCCATCGCGGGTGTCGCGTTCGGCATTGCCGGCGGCGCCATCGCGATGGGCGCGGCGGTCATTCCGTCCGGCGCTACCGCAGGACAGCTGATCTCGGCCACCGTGGGCACCACGGGTAGACCGCAGGTCGGCGTCGCACTGTCGCCAGCGACGAACGCTGGTGACATCTTCACGGTTCTGTTGACCCCCGGAGCAAGGTGCTGAGAGGAGGGATCCTGAGATGGCTATCTACAACCCGTCCGGGTCAGGCAACGTCCACGTCGATGTCGTGTTGACGAACATCAGCGTGGCCTGGCCGAACGAGGGCCTCGTGGGAGAAACCCTCTTCCCGACGGTCCCCGTGGCCAAGCAGTCCAACAAGTACTACATCTACAACGGCCGTGAGGGCTGGTACCCGGCACTGGACGACAGCCGGGCGCCAGGCGCAGAGGCGAACGAGATCGCTGGCATGGCGATGTCGGTCGACACCTACTACGCCCAGGAGCACGCGCTCCAGATCGCAGTCACGGACGAAGAGCGCGAGAACGCTGACCAGCCTCTGAACCCCGACGTCGACGGCACCGAGATGATCACGTCTCGCGTGGCCCTCGGCAAGGAGTACAGGATCTACCAGAAGGCCGCGGTCGCGTCCTCGTACAACTCCAGCCTGGCAGTCGACCTGAGCACGTCTCCGGCGGGCTTCGGGCCGCAGTGGGACAGCTACGCGACAGCGACGCCGATCAGGGACATCCGCACCTCGATGCGACTGATCCACGGCCTGTCGTTCCTGCAGCCCAACCAGGCCGTGATCTCGTACAAGGTGATGTCCGCACTCGAGGACAGCCAGGACCTGATCAACCGCATCCAGTACGTGGAGCGCGCGATCCTGACACCGGACCTTGTCGAGAGCCTGCTGGGCCTGACCAACTGCGTCGTGCCCGGCTTCGGCTACGCCTCGAACAACCCAGGCCAGACGCTCACGCTCCAGTACCTGTGGAACAAGGAAGTCATCCTGGCCTTCAACCCGCCACGTCCGGGTCTCAAGACTCCTGCCTTCGGGTACGAGTTCGCGTGGGGCTTCGGTGGCGGGCTCGACCGTGTCGTGGACCGGTGGAGGGAAGAGCGTCGCGCGAGCGACATCGTCCGTCTGCGGTCGCGGTACGACCTCAAGCTGGTGGGCCTTGACGCGAACTCGAAGAGCATCTGCGGCTTCCTGTTCACCAACGCCCTGAGCTCCGGCTTCGTCGGCTAGGAGGAGCCATGGCAGACACAACGTACATCGCATACGTCGACCACGGCAACGGTGTCGGCGCGAAGGTCAACCCCAACGACTTCGACGGTGGCGAGGAAGGCGACGACTTCCAGTACGCGCTTCTCCACCGCACGGTCGTACCCCTGGGCGACCCCGACGCCTCGATCGCGATGGGCAAGGCGCCCGTCGATGTCGCGGCGGAAGAGACAGCGGCCGAACTCGCAGCGCTCCGGGCCCGAGTGGCCGAACTGGAGGCGGCGGCTGCGGCCAGCGCTGCTTCCGCCAAGCCCGCAGCTACTGGCACTGGCGGTGCCGGTGGTAGTGGTGCCGGCGGAGGTAGTGGCAGCGCGTCGACGAGCTCCACACCGGCGACGGGAGGTCCGGGCAAGCCGAGTTAGGACGAGTAGCAGACAGGTGTGCCTCGGAGGCGGACATGGCCCACATAGTTCTCGCTGACGCGCAGACGTGGCTTGAAGGCACCAAGGCACACCTGACTGCTCTCGATCCCAACCTGGAAACCCAGATCTCGAACGACGTCCTGGCGAGATGCTCTACCACGTTCCCTGACCTTGTTCCTGCCTGGGTAGACAACAACACCACGCCTGCCCTCGTCAAGATGGTCATCGCGATGAACTACGCTGGTTGGTTCTACGACCGGCAGTTCAGCGAGATGATCACATCAAGCCCGACGACCTGGGGTATGGTCCTTCGAGCCAATGCAGAGACAATTCTCGACGGGATCATAAGCGGATCGGTCGTCCTGCCAGAGGTGATAGCAGCTGGCTCATCGGACCCTCAGACCGATCCGATATTCTACCCCACGGACGTTAGCTCAACAACCCAAGCACTAGAAGACAACACCGACCCGGACGATAACTCGCTCGGGCCGGCTGCTTTTGGTATGCAGAAGGTGTTCTGATGCCGAACCCGTACACGACCACCGACTCCACGGAAGTGGTGGCTAACTACCTGTACACGCAACTCAGCGTGCCAGCGAACATGGCTACGTTCGTGGACGCTGGTGGGACGGCCATACAGGGAGTCTGGTACGGTGACGACTCCGAGCTGCTGCCCACCACGCCTTGCTTGTGCGTCGTTCCAGGCGCCGAGCGCAGTGTGTACCAGGGCTCTGGTGGTCGGCCCGTCATGATGACCTTCACTACCTTCGTCATGGTGTACTACGGCAAGGTAATAGACCAGCAGCTGAACGTACACGGCTCGCAGCAGATCGCGAACGTGGTCAAGAGGTTCGTGAGCGCGGACATATCCTTGGGCGGGAACGTAATCGATTGTTACTGCACGAGCCTAGAGCCAGGTGTAGCACGCAGAAACGGAGCGCAGATCGACGCGACCCGCCTGACGTTCACGAGTCGGTCGAAGGTGCTTCTCAACCCCTAGGGAGACTACGTTGCCCTACCAGATGACGATCAACCAGGAGAACCTGGCAGAGGGTGCTGACGTGCTCATCCACGGGCTGGGCACCTTCGCCAACGGCGGGACGTACGACATCTCGGACGAAGAGGCAGAACACTTCCGAGAGGCACATGCTGTCGACGCTGGCGGTGTCGACAGCGACCCGGAGTCGGAGAACTTCGGTGTCTACGTTCCGAACGTGCAACCGGGACCGTCGCTCACGGAAGTGAGCATCTACGGTGTCACGGTCACGGAATCAAGTACGAAGGCGGCAGCGCCATCAGCGGGCCCTGTGGCAAGCACTTCGGAACCAGGGGCCCCCGTGGACGGAGGAGGTGACTCCTAGTGGGTGTTGGAGTCTCTGGCGGTGGGTCTCTAGGGCTTGCCTTCGAGACAGTTCCTGGCACGTACGTGGCGCCAACCAAGTTTCACCCGATCCTGAGCGAGTCGCTGGAGTTCCAGCCGGGTAACATCTACCGGCGTCCGATTCGCCAGTCGATCGACAACATTGGCATGGTGCCGGGCAACGTCAACGTGACGGGCTCGGTCTCGGCGGAGGCGCTGGACGACGTCGTCGTGTACTACATGTACGCGATGCGCATGGGCATCGTCAAGACAGGCACTACGCCGAACTGGATCTACACTGCTACGCCGACGTCGCTGGCAGCGTTCCCGACGAGGACGTTGTCATTGACAGTCGTTCGGAACAGCGTCGTGTTCGGCTACGTCGGGTGCGTCGTGTCCAAGATGACGTTGGCGATCCAGAACGATCTTCTGCAGATGGACGTCGACATCATCGCGCAGAACGAGACGACGCAGTCAGCTCCGACGCCGACCTGGGGCTCGACGACACCGATCGGTCCGGGCAACTGGAACATCGGTATCCCGACGGCGACGCAGGTGTTCGACATGGACACCTTCTCGTACTCCATCGACGAGGTTGCTGCGCCCGCGTACAGGCTGAAGAACACTGGACCGAACGCAGGTCGTGGTGCTCAGTTCGTGTCGATGGGCGAGCGCACGGTGCAGATGACAGCCAGTCGGGACTTCATGGACCGAACTGACTACAACTTGTTCCAGGCGGGCACTCCGCAGAGCATTACCATTCTGGGCACAGCGAACCAGTCGACCAACAACAGCATCCAGTTCTTGATCGGCAACTCGTACAAGAGTGCGTATCAGGTGGTCATGGGTGCTCAGGGCGACATCGTGCGAGCGAACCTGACGTACGACTCGACCATCGATGGTTCGGGCAACGCTACCCAGCTGGTGGTGCATACGCAGGAGACCATCGTCTGATGACAAAGCGTCGTCGCAGACGCGGACGGACGACGCGTACTAGGGCGAACAAGAAAGGAAGGCGGACTATGCCTCGTGCAACAGTCAGCATGGAACCACAGCACGAAGACTTGAAGACCTGTCCAGGCGGGTACGTCGAGGCTCGGCGTATGTCGTACGGCGAGCTCATGACGAGCCAGGACCTGGCTTACCAGGTCCAGATGAGGGCGAGCCAGGAGAACCCGGATGACCCCGAGATGGGCGTGACGATGTCTCGGATAGCTGTCGTCGAGTTCCAGATGAAGACATGCATCCTGGACCACAACCTCGATGGCGACAACGGTCAGAAGCTCGACTTCAAGCAGGCTCGGGACGTACATCTTCTCGATGCCAACGTGGGCCAGGAGATCGTGCAGATCCTCGACAAGATGCACGATTGGCAGCGTCAGTTCCCAAACTCCGAAAGGTCATCCTTGAACGGGTCATCCGAGGAAAGGCTGGCAAGGATGGCTCCGGAAATCGAGCGGGCAACCGGGACGGCAAGTGGAGACGGGACAAGCGCACAAGAGTCGAAATCGTCGCCGACCAGCTGATAGGGATATCTAGCATGTGCCAGCACTTGCACGTCCTGCCAGAACCAGGTGGACTCCTGGACCAGGATAGCTTCCTCATCGCTGGCATGGACATGGTTGTAGACGCGCAGGCCACCAAGCGGCAACTGGACGCAGGACAGGGTCAGAAGAGCTCGGTGTCTCAAGGAGGTTAGGCGTGGCCGACTTCGAGGTTAACGTCTCTCTCGACATCGAGAAGTTCGAGGCATCGATCACCGACTGGAGCGAGAACGTCCGGAGGCAGAATCGTCTAGGTGCCATCGACGCTGCCGAGTTCATCAAGGAGATCGTTCAGGAGAAGCTGACGAGGTTTCCTCACCCTCCCGGTACTCCTACAGAAGCGCCTGTCATGGTTGGCCCTGTTGGCTTTATCACAGGTGCGCTGCACGATTCAATCCGAGTCGTAGAGATGCCTATCGGCGGCTTCGCGAAGGTGGGCACAAGCAAGGTCTACGCCAGGATTCATGAGCTGGGAGGTTTTACCGGAAGAGACGGCACTACGTACATCCCGCCGCGGCCTTACTTCAGGACTTCGATCGAGGAGGATGAAGTAGGTCGCATTTTCTATTGGCACTGGAAAGAAGCCATGGACGAGGCCGTACACGAGGCTGGAGGCATGGCGGCTCTCTCCCAGCGGCTGTTGTTCACGTATGGTTCG